CGTTTGATAGGTTTTCGTGTGTTCGCCATAAAATAAATTATCGCTTAACTATTAAAGAATACAGATCATCAACACGCTGTTCTAATCTGCTTAATTGATCCTTCATGCTTGAGCCACCATTAGGCTTGAGTTCTTGCAGGTAGGATTTAATAACCCAGCGCAGACCCACTAATAAACTTGTTGAAATGGCGCATACGCCAACGGCTATACCAACCCATTCGTTCGCTGTCATTTCGCATTAACGCCATAATCAGCTTCTTTGCCTGAACTTGGATCAATTGCTTTTGCAAGAGGTGCAACTATTGAACCAAGCAGAATTGCATACTCTGGTCGGATATCGGCTGCGATCGCCAACAGGACAGTAATACCGGAAGCTGCAACAGCTCTTAGATATGACTTAATTGCTGCCTTGTGTTTATTGGTCAGTTTCATTACTTGCCTCCTAGTAGTGGGATGTTAAAGAAATCGCCTGTTTGATTTGGTTTGAATGAAATATGTATATGTTTGTGATGTTGATTTATTCCACGATACTTGATGAACTTCCAAAATGATTTAGCACTAGCAATTTTACCAGCGTGGATTATGTAAGAAATACGCTTATCTTTTTTTGCTGCCAATCGAATTTGATCTGCCAAAGCATGACTAATTCCTTGTTCGTTAGATAAGCCAGCGTCAATGTCAATTGCGCATACTTCACCTGATGGCAATGGGTTATGATCGGATTTTCTATGTTGATGCTTACGATCACCGATCCAGCCATCGCTGAGCCTAGACCTGTCCATGAAGGCATCGTCCGTTTGCTCTCTTAACTGAACAGCAGCTTTAGATAACCAAGCCTTCATTAGCCAAGTATCATTTTAAGTTCATCAGCAGTTAAACCAATGCGATCAAGAATTGCTGCTTTAGCAATTTCTTTTGCTTGGGCTTCGGCTTTTTCCGCTTTTGAATTAGCAATATCAATTTTCATCTGCTCTAATTCCTCAGCATTAGCATCTCTGATAATTTCTTCACCTGTTTCAGCGTTTACAATTTTAACCTGTGGTGTGTTTTTCATTTTAGTTTTCTCCGTAAATTAGAATATCTCCAGCAGAAAAAGTTCCACCATCTCCGGGAAAGAACTCAATACTACTAATAGCAGAAGATGTGTCATAAACTGCAATTCCAGTTTTTGAATATATTGTTCCTCCACCTTTGCTGACTGAACTCACACGAATAACTTTATCTAAGGCATTTGTGTAATTAGGAAAATCTAAGAAAACATTTGCCATGTCATAGAAATTGGTGCTGCTATCTATTGTGCCTATATTGATTGATGCTGCGCCAGTAGCAACTTCATTGGCTTGAGTTCCGCTTTGCATTGCAAATAATTGGCGACCGTAATTGTTTGAAGTATCGCCATTTAATCTAATTGAAAAATTGCTACCTTGTGAGTTTCTAGCACTCAATATAACAACTCGAAGATTTTTGTAACTGCCACTTATGCTTGACACAGTAGTTGAAGAACCTGATAATGCTGTTGTTGATAACAAAGTTAGTCCACCACCAGCAGCAGGAGTTGCCCATGCAGGAACTCCACCGCTAACAGACAAAACTTGACCAGTAGTTCCAATTCCAAGTCGTGTGTTTGTATTTGCAGTTGATGAACGATATTCAATATCGCCAAGAGTTGTTGATGGGTTTAATGCTTTTGTAGTTGTATCAACAGATGAACCAAGCGTGCGAATAGCAGCTGCGCCATCCTTAACTAACGCGGTGTCATCCGGTGTAGTCCAGCCATAATTGGTAGTGGTTGCCATATTGTCCTTTATCTCAGGCTACGATTGTAGCGTATTCCCATGTCAATGTTGGGCTTAAAGTGTTCCATGCCTCTGTAATTGGTGTTGTATTCCAACGCATCGCCACTTGGCTAAATGCCACAGGCGACAAGTTAATTGTCAGGAATAATTCGTTAAACCTAGTGCTCCATGACCAACCTTCGACATATCCTTCAAACTCACCTGTTGAGATTTGAGCAGGTAAGTTCTGGATGTTAAGAGGTTGCCCCATGAATACACCTAGAAGATTATCCCGATCACTATTGTCAATCTCTGGATTTGTGATTGGGAATGTAATGCTTTGAAATGCTGGTTGTGGGAATGCTCTTTGAGCAATATAGCGATCTGCCACAGCTTGAGCATCCACAGCTGAGTGAAGAACTGTGTTTAGGCTTTCGGCTTTGTAACCATAAAGTGCAATTGATTGTGCTGAGGTTGCTGTTTTTTGAGATCCAAAATTGTTTCCATAATTGATAACAATGTCGTTTCGAATATCACCTGATCGAGTAATTGTGCTAAGTCCTTGACTTAAAGCGTGTCTAGCATCAAGATCAACATAGCCATTGGCTAAAAGATAAGTTTGTCTGTGATCTGCGTCTGCGTATCCTATGTTTCCTTGGTTGTCCTCATATAAATATCCAAAGGCTGAGTTAGCAATTAAACTTAAAATATTGTAAATTGTATCTGTTTCGGCTGCTCTGTTTTCCATTGTGTATAAGCCCGGAGTGTCAATTTCGCCTAGTCCTAAATTTACAGCATTAGCCCATGTTTCTGTTGGATCGTATCCTGCCCAAGTTGAAGCTGCTGGAACATCGTTCCAAGATCCAAGCAATACGCTAGATAAAACATCATAAATCTGATTGCCATCTTCATCTTGAGAAATTGTTCCTAAATACAATTCTCTTGCTAATTTAACAAGTGACCCCATTGCAAGGACTGAGTATTCGACTACGCTTGCAATTGCGCCACTTGCTCCAACCGCAACAGTTATATCAGTTATATCCCCACCAAATAGATTAACATAAGTTCCTGCGCTGTTTTTGACCTGTAAATCTAAACTGTCATTAATGTCAAATGGCAATGTTTGACCAGATAATGCAACAAATGTAATTTGAATATAAGATGGATTTGGTTGCTGGTAAATATCATCGCGACCAGCCTGATGCTGAATGTCGCTTATTGCAATGTCAGTATAATCCACACCAGCGACAGTTAATTTCCAATCTGGTGACCAAGCGGTCATTATCCTGCTGCCTTTTTAATTGCTTGATAACTTAGTGCTGGAGTTGATCGAGATGCGCTTTGATTGACTACTTTTGCCACAGCTCTTGCAGCACCTTCGCCATCAATAGCATTAACAGTAATGTTTGTAACTCCGCCACCTGTTGTGTATCCGCCATTAGGTAGGCTTGGGGATGGCACTCTAGCTGATGGTGCTGGATTAGGTATTGCACCAATGTTCACTCCGGGAATTATGTTAACTGCTCGAATCAATTCATTTGCAAGTGATACAACCAAGCCAATTGCTTCTCTCAAGAATGTGATAAATCCTGAAATGATTCCTGAAATACTTGCAATGGTTCGACCAAAACTTGCAGCACCTTGTTGAGTTTCTGTTAATGCTGAGTTTAATCCTTCATCGCCTGTAAGTCCTGCAATAAATGCATTTAGTGTTGGAATACCAGTATCGTTCAAGAATGTAATAAATCTTTCAACCTGTGGCAATAATGCAGTTCCTAGACTTTCCTTCGCCTCATCAAATCCAACCTTTAAGCGATCAATTTTGCCCTGAAATGTTTCTGCATTTGTAGCGGCTGCGCCACCATAAAGATCTGATAATTTAGTTTGAATCTCTGTGAAAGTTAATGTTGCAAGTTCGGCTTTAGATAATCCAAGCCCTAACCTGCCAAGTGATGCAGTATTGCCATCTTGAGCACGACCCAACGCATTAGCAACTTGCTCTAAATCTAATCCTCTACCTTTTGAAATATCTAATGCAAGTCCTAATAATCTTTGTGCTTCTTCGGTATCTTTTGTGGATACTGCCAACCTCTGCATTGCTGGGCGAAGCTGATCATCTGCAACGCCTGTGGCTAAGGAAGTTTGTAGAATAAAATCCTCAGTTGCCTTTATTTGACCCTCTGTTGCGCCTGTAGCGGTTCTTAATGCAGCAGCCAATCTAAGTTGCGCTTGCTCATCTTCTATTGCAGCCTTGACCCCATCAACGGCTAATTTAGTGCCATAAGCCACGGCAGCAGCAGCAGCAACGGCAAATGCAGCAGCAGCCTTCTTTCCAAATGCTGAAATCTTTTCGCTGTTAGTTTCAACGGCATTGTCAGCTTGATTTAATTTATTCTTAAGATCATCAATATCCGCAAGGATCTTAAGGGATAGGGTTCTGGTATCTCTTGCCACTTATGCCCACTTATCTAAAATGCGATTGTATGCAGCTTCCCACTTGCTAATCAATTCAGGCTGAATTCTGCGAAGCGTTGGATAGATAAACCATCCACGCGAACCTCTGCCTTGTCGTCCTGAATATGCAGGGAACTGTTTGAACTTATTAGATCCAAACTCAACAGCACCCCATAAGGTTTGCGTGTTAGCCCCACCTGAAAACTTCTGTCGTGCGAAACCATATTTGAACTCACCGATTTTGCTGGACTTTGAAATGCTAACGCCATCCGCGACTCTTTGCGCAACTTTGCCTGATTTTGTTCGACCTCTAGCTGCTGTTTTAATTTCCTCAGCTGCGTATTTTGCCAAAGCAGCAGATTGAATTCTTGCTTCTTCAGTCGCTTGATCATCCATAACTTTGAAAGCCTTGAGAATATCGCGTATGTCATTGCGACTGTAAGCAATGGTTTCACTTGCCATACCTCGCCTCCAATACTTCGATCGCTGTTAAAATATCCTCTGCATCAACCCATTCGCTCATTGGTATTTGTGTGGCAATTGCCAACTCAACCAATAATCTGTTTAGGCTTCCTGCTGGATGACTTTTGGGTCTGCATCACCGACTATTACATCGGCAACAGTTTCCATCCAAGCATCAAATGGTTTAACTGGCTTTCCAGCAGCTTCACGCTTATGAGCGTTATATGCTAAAAACATAAGATCCCACATTCCAAGTTTTTCTTTTGCTTGGCTTATGGTGTGACCAGTTGATTTTTCCCATTTAGCCCACTCAGGCGGTTGGGCAATATAAGTTGCTTGCTCGCCTGAGTTATATTCAATTGTGATTGGTAACTTCATTGTTTGCTCCCGTTTTATTTTTTAACTAAAGGTTTCGGTTACTGCGCCCTTAGATACTGTAAATGTGAATGATACTTCCTGTGCATCAATTCCTCCACCACCAGCAGTTGGAAATTCTGGCTTTACTGGAAACACAAATTGCGCTCCTGATGCAGCTGTAAGTGTCATGCTGATATCTGTATCTGGTGCTGATTCAGCAGCAGTCCATAGAGCCTCACAAACTGAGTTTGCTTTGCCCCAATCAGCCAACATATCCAATTGGAATGTTCCTGAAATATTTGTGGTTTTGTAAGCCTCGCCCTCAAGTGTCTGATAC